CTGGATCTGGAGATTGACAAATAAAAAGGTATACTATATAAGTTTTTAAAACATATATAGATATGCAAAAGAAAGTATTAAGTGAACAAGCAATAATTTATGGAGATGTTTCAATGCCAAAAGGCTTTGAAATTGATCGATTTGATTTAGCCTTATCTGGTTTCTCTTCCATATTAAAAGGTGAAAAGATTAAACTTAATCATAAAAAATTTGAACAATTAAATAAATATATCATAGAACATATTTATCTTAACTATGAAATAAGTTTAGTTAATCAAGACACTTGGTCTAATATGTATCTACCTAATGAAAGAACTGAACCTTTATTAAACGTAGATCCTGTAGATTTAAAAAATTCTCCTGATTATACTTTGTTGTATGGTGTAGGCACGTCTGATTGTCATGTTAGAATTTATTACGATGATAACAGAAGAAAAGGTAGAAGTTGGGATATGAAACTTGAAAACAATGGTTTTATTTTATTCCCTTCAAATAATATATATTACATTGATAATAAACCAAGAGACACATTAAATTTTGTTCAAACTATAACTTACATATACGTGTAGTGATAATAGAGTTATTTAAAATTCCTGTGTTGATATCTAATATAGATTTAAATAAAATTAATTTAAAAAGTAAACAATTTAAAAAAACTTGGGTATCAGAAACACCAAGCACTCATGATGAAAAATCAGACATAGATGATGAGAGTGTAGAGTATATAACTCAAACGATAGGATCTATTTTAGAAGAACAAATTAAACATCCTTTTCAAATATATCTAAAAGAAATTTGGGAAAATAATTATGTAAATAATGATCATCAAGAGCCACATTTACATATTGACTGTGATTTTTCTTTTATTATTTATAAGGATGTAAAAGAAAGTAAAACTGTTTTTATTAATCCTTTACGAAACTATTTACAATTTTATAAAAATATAAATTATATGTATGATTCATTTTTTAAACCCAAATGTAAGACAGGTCAGATAATTGTCTTTCCTAGTTTTTTACAGCACATGGTTTTAAAATCATCTAAACAAAAAACAATTTCAGGTAATGTGGTTTTTAAAAAATTATGATTTTAAATGATTATTATTGGTATTTTAAATCAGCTATTCCTCCAAGAATATGTGATGATATAATTGAATATGCACTATCTAAAAAAGAAGAGATGGCTAGAACAGGTAGTTTTCAAGATAAAAATTTAAATAAAGATGAGATAGCAATACTTAAAAAAAGAAGACACTCTGATGTTACATGGTTGAATGATACTTGGATATACAAAGAAATACAACCTTACGTAAAGTTAGCAAATGAAAGTGCAGGTTGGAACTTTGAATGGGATTGGTCTGAGCCAATTCAATTTACTAAATACAAACTTAATCAATATTATGATTGGCATGCTGACAGTTACCACAAACCTTATAATAAAAAAGGTAATAAAAATGAAGATGGTAAAATAAGAAAACTATCTATGACTCTTCAATTAACAGATGGGTCTGAATATGAAGGTGGTGAATTAGAGTTTGATTTTAGAAACTATGATCCACCCTTAAGAGATGAAGATAAGCATTTGAAACAAGCAAAAGAAATACTTGCAAAAGGATCTATCATTGTATTTCCTTCATTTGTATGGCATAGAGTTAAACCAGTAAGGAAAGGAACACGATATTCATTGGTCATGTGGTCTCTCGGATATCCATATAAATAATATGAAAATACAAGAACTATTTAAAACTCCAATATGGGTTGAAGATAAACCAGAGTTTATAACAAGTTTAAACAAAGCATCTGATAAATATATTAATGAAGCTAAAAAAAGAGAAAAAAAATATATAAAAAAGAATGGTGATTTTGGAAGATCATATCATTCAACACCCCTTACAGCTGACAATGATTTTTTAGATTTAAGAAATTATGTGGGTCAAAAATCTTGGGATTTTTTAGATTGGTGTGGTTTTGATATGCAACAATACACTACCATATTTTCTGAAATGTGGGTTCAAGAGTTTGCTAAAAAAGGTGGTGGTCATCAATCTGCACATGTACATTGGAATCAACATGTATCAGGTTTTTACTTTTTAAAATGTAATGAAAAAACATCATACCCAATATTTTATGAACCAAGAACAGGAGCACGTGTTACTAAGCTAGCTATAAAACCTAATAATGGTTTAGCGCACGGGAATGAAAAAATACATTTTAGACCTACTCCAGGAACTATAGTAATATTTCCAGGTTATTTAGAACACGAGTTTGCAGTAGATTATGGTAAATCACCTTTTAGATTTATACACTGGAATATACAAGCAATACCAAAAGGAATGGCAAAAGATGCTTAGGATAGAAGACAATTATATAGATGCTGAAAAATGTCTTGATTTAAGATTAATGATGGAGTCTGATATTTTTCCATGGTTTTTTTTACAGGGTAAAGTAACAAAAAAAGATGAACTATTTGATTATCAATTTGTTCATATATTTTATAAGAACTATAGTATTAATTCTGATTACTATGAACGTTTAAGTCCTTTGATTGATAAATTAAAACCATTATCTTTAATTAGAATAAAAGCTAATTTAAATCCCGTATCTAATGAATTAATTAAATTTGATAAACATCAAGATCAATTTTTTAAATGTAAGACAGCTATATATTATTTGAACGACAACAATGGTTATACAATGATAGGCGATAAAAAAGTAGAAAGTAAAAGTAATAGAATGGTTTTCTTTGATGCAGATCAAACTCATTATGGAACTAACTCTACTAATTGTAATAACAGGATGGTAATAAATTTTAATTATGTTTAAAATAAAAAATAATTTCTTTAAAAAAGATCAATATGATAAAATTAAGAAACTGGTTTTTGATCCGGATTTTGCTTGGTATGTACAACACGGAGTTAGTAATATAAAAAACGATGATTTCTTTTTTACCCACACTCTTTTTAGAGAAGACCTTGGTATTAACAGTGGTTACTATTCTGACATAGTAGAGCCTTTTATAAAAAAATTAAAACTTAAAAAATTGTTTAGGGTAAAGTTAAACCTTTATACAAAAACAGATAAAAAAGTTGCACACGGTTATCACGTAGATAGACATGATAAACATGGAGTTGTGTTATTTTATCTTAATGAAAACAATGGACAAACTTTATTTAGAAATCGAAAGGTTAAATCAGAAGATAATACAGCTGTAATATTTGATGGTTCGTTAGAACACACTAGCACTACTTGTACAGATAAACATTATAGAATTACTTTAAATATAAACTATGAGCTTTAAAAAAAATAAATACGCAATTATTAAAAAAGCTATCTCAAAAGATTTAGCAGAATACATGGTCAATTATTTTGCTATGAAAAAACAAGTTTACGATACTTGTATGAAACAAAGATATATATCACCATTTGAAACTATGATGGGTCACTATGAAAATCAAGATGAGCAGATACCAAATACTTATAGTCACTACTCTGATGTTGCTATGGAAACCTTAATGTTAAAATGTCAGCCAGAAATGGAAAAGGTAACAGGATTAAAATTATATCCAGCTTATACTTATGCAAGAATTTATAAAAAAGGTGATGAACTTAGAAGACACAAAGATAGATTTAGTTGTGAGATATCAACTACGATGAATCTTGGTGGCGACCCTTGGCCAATTTATTTAGAACCATCTGGAGAGATAAGTAAAAAAGGTATCAAAGTAGATTTAAAGCCAGGAGACATGCTAGTATACAGAGGGTGTGATTTAGAACATTGGAGAAAACCTTTTCAAGGTCAAGAATGTTATCAAGTATTTTTACATTATAACAATGTTAACACACCGGGAGCTAAAGATAATATGTTTGATAAAAGATTACATCTAGGTCTACCACAGTGGTTTAAAGGATGAACCATTTAACAGCGTATAGAGATGTAACAGAAACAGATATATCTCCCCTTATTTCTGCAATAAATATTATGGGTAAAAATTTAACTGGTTTAGAACTAGGTGTTTTTAGAGCAGAAAGTTTTCTAACAATCTTGCACAATTGTAATAACGTAAAAAAATTAATCGGTGTAGATAATTGGAAACCTTATGAAGATTATTTAAGAAGAGTTCCAAATGGAGTGCCAGTATCAATAACAGATGAAAAACAAATGAAATTAAATGAATCGATTGCTATGTTAAACTTAGAGTATGGCACACCAAAAGGCAAAAAAGTAGTTATTATAAAAAAAGATTCTTTAGATGCTATAAAACATATCGATGACAAATCTTTAGACTTTATATTTTTTGATGCTATGATGACAGAAAAACAATGTTTAGAAGAGGCCATGGCTTACTACCCTAAAATAAAAAAGGGTGGTTATTTTACAGGGCATGATAGTATATGTATACAACAAGTAATAGAGCCAATAAAAAAGGTAAAAAAACATTTCAAAAACAACAATGATTTGATAACATACGCCAATTGTTTTTTGTTTAAAGTATAAATCTATCATTGAAATAGCACATAATCTGCTATATTAGCTACTAAACAGGTTTTTATATGTTACAGAAAATAGGATTTCAGCCAGGTATTAATAAACAAGTCACAGCAACCCAAGCAGAGGGCCAATGGATTGATTGTGATAATGTTAGGTTTAGGTATGGTATTCCAGAAAAAATAGGTGGTTGGAACCAATTAGGCAATGTAAGCGAAAATGAACTTACAGGAGCTGGACGTGGTCTTCATCATTATGTAAATAGTTTAGGTAGAAGATATGCTATTATTGGCACAAACAGAATTTTATATGCTTTTTCTGGTGGTGTATTTTATGACATACATCCTATTAAAACTACAACAACGCTTACAAGTGCATTTACCACGACTAACGGATCACCAATTGTTACTATAAATTTTTCTAGTGGTCACAATATTAATCCACAAGATATTATCTTATTAGATAATTTTACCGCAATAACAGGATCTAATTTTAGTGCATCTGATTTTGATGAAAAAAAATTTATGGTTACAAGTGTTCCCGATAATACAAAAATTACAATAACTATGCCATCAAATGAAACAGGGTCTGGTGCAACAACATCAGGAGGCATAAGAGTTCAACATTATTTTCCTGTAGGGTCTGCCGTTCAAGAAAAAGGTTTTGGTTGGAGTTTAGGATCTTGGGGTGGAGAGGCTTCTAATCCAGTTACAACAACTTTAAATGGAGCACTATTAGATGATACAGCAGGAACAGGTGGTTCAGGCACGTCCATTGTTTTAGCAGACGCTACACAGTTTCCAAGTTCTGGAACAAATTTTATTCAAGTTGGTAATGAAGAAATATCTTATACTGGAATTACAGGTGGCACTACGTTAACTGGTATTACAAGAGCTGTTAGAAACTCAACTAGATCAGGACATAGTGATGGAGCATCAGTAAAAAATAGCACTGACTATGTTGCATGGGGTGAAGCTGCATCAGGTGACTTAGTATTAGAACCCGGTATGTGGTCATTAGATAATTTTGGTGATAAGGCAATTTGTTTAATTCACGATGGTGAAGTATTTCAATGGGACTCTTCTTTATCAAATGCTACAACTACAAGAGCAACTATTGTTTCTGGAGCACCAACTGCATCAAGACATATGGTTGTATCAACTCCGGATCGTCACTTAGTATTTTTTGGAACAGAAACAACAATTGGAAATAAAGCAACACAAGATGATATGTTTATTAGATTTTCAGACCAAGAAGATATAAACACATATACACCCACAGCAACTAATACAGCTGGTACACAGAGACTGGCCGACGGATCACAGATCAGAGGAGCGATTCGTGGTAGAGATTCTATTCTTGTTTGGACTGACACAGCTTTATTTACACAACGTTTTGTTGGTCAACCATTTACGTTTGCCTTTTCACAAGTAGGTACAAACTGTGGACTAACAGGACAGAACGCGTGTGTAGAAGTTGATGGTGCTGCGTATTGGATGTCAGAGAATGGTTTCTTTAGATATGCTGGTAAATTAGAATCACTACCATGTTTAGTAGAAGATCACGTTTACAATGATATAAATATAGACTCTGGTAACCAAATGATATCTGCAGGATTAAATAATTTGTTTGGTGAAGTTATATGGTTTTATCCATCAGCTAATTCACAAGTTGTTAACAAGATGGTTGCTTATAATTATTTTGATTCATCACCACAAAGACCTGTTTGGACAGTTGGAACATTAGCTAGAACAATGTGGAAAGACTCAGCAGTATTTGGAACTCCACACGCTTTAGAATATGATGCAGCCACTGATACATCTTTTGATGTTGTAGGAAACACAGAAGGTAGAACAACTTACTATGAACATGAAACAGGAACTGATCAAAATAGAAATGGAACTATTACTGCAATAACCGCAAACATATTATCTGGAGATTATGATATAACGCAACAAAGAGCACAAGGCACAGGACAATCTACAGGTGTTGCAACACTTAGAGGAGATGGTGAATTTTTAATGAAGATAAGAAGATTTGTTCCAGATTTTATATCACAAACAGGAACAACTAGAATTACATTACAATTAAAAAATTATCCTAATAGCACACAAGCTAGCTCACCACTTGGACCATTTGATGTTACTACTTCTACAACTAAAGTAGATACTCGTGCAAGAGCAAGAGCAGTAGCTATGAAAATAGAAAATACAGCAGCTAGTCAAAGTTGGAAGTTAGGAACTTTTAGATTAGACATACAACCAGATGGACGTAGATAATGGCAAAAATAGTGCAAGTATTAACAAGAGCTAGTAAAGATTACGATGTTACAGTTGCAGAATCACAAGTAAGAGATCTTGATGCAATTGTAGAAAAATTAAATACAACATTTCAAGAAGAATTAAAAGATGAGGTAGAAGCTAGAAGTTTCTTTTTAGATTAATGGCAAATAATTTTATAAATAAAAAAGTAGATTTAACTACAACAGATCTTACTACACTATATACAGTGCCTAGTTTTAAATCTTCTGTTATAAAATCTTTGTTAGTGTCTGAAGATGCTGGATCAGGAACTACAATAACAATAACATTAGTTAATGCTAGTGGCACTATATTTAACTTATTTAAAGATAAAGCCATAGCATCTAAAGCAACTACAGAACTTTTAACTCAACCCCTTATTATGGAAGAGAGCGAAATATTAAAAGTACAAGCTGCTGACGCAAACGAGCTGCACGTCATAGCCTCAATATTAGAAATACAGCCAA